GGCCGGTGAGTTCTTGGCGGCTATCGCGGCCTTGAGGTCGGTCTGCATCTGCTGGAGGGTCGTGAGCGCGTCACCCTGGACGAGCGCGTTGAGCGGGTTGGATTGCAGGTCGCGGATGCCCTGCTCGACGCCGCCCAGCGCCGTATTGAGTTCGCCCAACGACTTGCCCGCGATGCTGGAGTCGAGCCCCGCCTTGATCTCGGTGGCCTGTGCCGTGGACTGGCCCGATACGGCCTGTTGGGTCGCGATGACCGCGGCGATGTCGCCGACGATGGACGCACCCGCAAGGGCCTTGCCTAGCTTGCCCATGCCACCGCCTGCCGCACCGGCAGCCCCGCCCACGCCACCCGCACCGTTGACGACCCCGGCCTTGATGTTGACGACCCCGGCGTTCATGCCCAGCACGCCCTTGATGAGGCCCTTCGACAGTTCCCCGACGATGCCCGACAGGGCACCGCCAGAGAGCTTGTCGAGCCCCCAGCCGGTCAGGATCGCGGTCTGGATCCACGGCGGCATCGAACTGAACGCACCGAGGATGGTCTTGGCCCCGGCGCCCGCGACCTTGAGGCTGTCGCCTATCGCACCCCACGGCAGGTTGCGGGCGATGTCGACCAGGTCATCGAGCCCCGATGCCAGCGTGGTCCCGAACTCGCGCAGGTTGGCCAGCGTCGAGGGCTTGGCGAGCTCGCCCTGGAGCAGGTCTGCGACCTTCATGATGACCGGCAGGAAGCCTTCGGCCAGTGCCCGCTTCGCATCCTCGGACGTATCGGCAAGGACCGACATCGCACGCTGGTACGGTCCCTGCGATGCCTCGGCCGCACCCGTCGTCGACTTGGCCAGCTCGTCGAGCAGCAGGGCCTGTGCCCCGGCGGTGTCGCCAGCCTTGACCATGGCCTTGATCTGGGCCTGCTGCTGCTTGGTCAGGACGATGCCGTAGCGCGACAGCTTGCCCGCGGCCTTGGTCGGGTCGGCCAGCGCCTTGGCCAGCAGCTCGCCCGCGGTATCGACACTCCCGACACGGGCGGCGAGGTCGGTCATCACGGTCATCGCCGGGCGCAGGTTGGCCGGCACCACCTTGCCGTAGCGGATCAGGTTGGCCGCGGCCGAGGTGATGTCCTTGTCATCGAACGCCGCACCCGTCGCGGCCTCGATCTCGTTGGCCCAGCCCGCGACCTGCGCGGCCGTGATCTGCCCGGTCTGCCCGACCTGGCGGATGGCACCATCGACCGATGATGTGGCGCTCTCGAGGTCAGCCAGCGACTGGATGCCCGAATGGACGGCCAGTGCGATCCCGCCCGCGGCGATCGCGCCCAGCTTGACGATGTTGCCGGTCGCGGTGCGCACGCCCTGCCCCGCCCGTGACCCGATGTTGGAGATCGTCCGGTCGACGCCCTGCAGCTGCTTGGACGCCTTGCTGGTCCCGATCGCCTCGACGAGGATGGAGAGCTTGTGGGTGGCCATCAGTCTCCGTCAGGGAACAGTAGGGTGCGGATCTTCATGAGCTGGGCGCGTGACTCCTGCGCCGCCAGTCGGACCTCGATCGGCGCACCCGATGGGATGTCCACCACCGGCAGTCCCTCCGGCCCCGCGATGGCGCGGGCATACATCAGCCACCGACACCGGCGCAGGAAGCGGGTCGGCAGCTCGGCCAGCACGTCCGGGGTCCAGCCCGTCTGGAGTGCCAGCATCACGTCCCAGGCGTCGTCGTCTGGCGGTGGGATGCGCTCGCCCGCGACGATGCCCGAGAGCGAGCGCCTGACGGGTTTGGGAGCGGCCCGATGACCTCATCGACCACTTCGGCGATGGCCGCCCCGATGGCCTGCGCTGTCGCGCCCTTGAGGGCGAACAGGGCAGCCGGTGACGGTGGCCACTCCGACCCATCGGGACCGAGCAGGTTCCAGGAGTCGATGAACGGGGCGATCCGCTCGGCCGCCTCATCCTGCGACAGCCCGCCGAGACTGAGCAGGATGGTCAGTTCCGAACCGGACAGGTCGGCGCGCACCTTCGCCCAATCCCGCGAGTGCGGGGCACCGGGACACTCGCACGGGCCGAGGTCCACCTCACGGACCGCGGCGGGGTCAGCGAACCTGCTCACGGGATCGTCGCGACGGCGTTGGTCAAGGTGAACTTGCCGCGCCCGCCGAGGGTGGAGTCCTTCACGAACACCCCCGACACGGCATATAGCCGTTCGTTCTCGTGCTCGCCGACGTTCACGGACCGGAACCGGACCCGCGCGTCGATCGTGAACGTGTTGCTGCCCGACCCCGTGCAGACCAGGCGCCAGCGGCGTTCGGTCGCCACGGACCCGGACACGTTGTAAATGTCGAGGATGTCGGACTTGGATGACGAGCTGATGCCGATCAGGGCATCGAACTCGACTTCACCCTTGGCCGAGCGCCCGATGTCGGTCGCCTTGTCGGCCGTGCCGCCATAGACCCGCCCGATCGCCTGATTGTTGGATCGAAGGCTGAACTGCTTGAGCGACCCCGTGAGTGCCGACAATGACCCGAACGCGGTGGCGGTCGACCCCTCGGCGATGGTGGTCAGGTGGCCCTCCATCGTCTCCAGCGTCGTCGGCGCCGTGGCGGTCCCGGTCAGGGCATTGGCCTCGCGATCGAGGGCCACGAGCCCCAGGGTGCCCTTCCACATGCTGTTGCCCGGAGACGACAGCGCATCGAAGCCGAGTTCCAGCTCGTTGGCGATGACCCCGACCCCGCGCCACTCATCCTGCGTCGAACCGTCGACGCCGTACTCCACGGTGTAGGGCTTGAGGGCCACGCCCAGCGACGATCCGGTCTCGTCGAAGACGTAGCCATAGGTGTACGGCGACGCGGTCCCGGTCGGGGTCCCGCCGCTGATCTTGGCGACGTGCATTTCGAGGGCGTGCACGATGTCCTCGAAGCGCGCGACGAACGGCAGTGATGCGGTGGCCCAGCGGACCCCGTGTGACTCGCGTCCGGCCTGCTCGCGTGACGTGGACCCGTAATCCTCGTCGGGACTCTCGGTCGCCCGGTCGAGCTCGAACCCCAGGAACCCGGCATCGACCGGGAACAGTGTGGACGCGGCGACCGCCGTGCCGATGCTGGACTGTCGCCCCAGGGCGACTACGTTGAAGACTCCTTCGGACATGGGATACCTCTCGCGGAGTGGGGAGTCCGCACGGTGCCCGGTCGTAACTCCGCATTCCGTCCGGGCGGCGGTTCAGGTCAGGTCAGGGGTGCGTCAGAGGCCGGTCCTCTTGACGATGTCGCGCTCGATGCCGTCGGCCGTCTGACGCTCGCGTCGGGCGACGACCCGATCGATGATGGGATTGGGCTTGGCTCCCCGGACACGGCACCGAGGTACGGGTTCCAGCCGGGCACGAAGACGAGCGCGTCGGCCTTGCGCGGGCCGTGGTCCCGCGTGCCGTTGATCACCATGTGCCAGAAGAAGGCGATCTTGCGCCGGCTGCCGACGACCCATCCGGGCTTGCCGGTCCGCGCCCGCTTCACCCGCACAGCCCGGGCCATGTGCCGCGACACCGGTCGGGCCTCGGCCTTGACGTCCTTGGCCAGCGACCGGGCGGCCGTGCGGTTGGCAGCGTCGATGATCTGGGTGATCTCCGGCTCCAGGAGCGGCCGGAACGCCCGGTGGATGGCCGGGACGCCATCGACCGTGACCCGCAGGGTGGATGTGCCGCGAACGCGCGTGGTCATGGTGTCAGACTCACGGTCTCGTACAGGTACAGCGTCCAGTGGACGCGGATGGCGTCGTACTCGGTCCCGCCGACCTCGACCTCATCCCACTCCCAGCCACTCGGTAGGGCCTTGGCGACCTCGTAGGCGCCTGGTGCGATGCCGAGCTTGAGCGCGTCGACCGTCGCATGGAGCAGGTAGGGCAGCCACTTGCGCCGGATGGTCTCGGTGCGTGCCGTGTCACCCGGCCGCTTGGCGATGACGAGCACGCCATCGACCGAGATCTCGTGCTCCCAGCGGCTGTTGGCCACGATCGACCCCTCGCGCACCTCGAGGTAGTGGGCCGGCAGGGCAGCGATGGCCTTGGGTGTCTCCGAATACGACTTGCGGATAGACGTCTGGCCGCTGGGGGTCCCGATCGTGGCCGCGACGAACCGCGCTGCCAGTGCATCGCAGACGGCCTCGAAGTCGATGGCGGGACTAGTCATGCCATGTCACGTCCGCGCCGGTAGGCCATGAGCGTGTCCAGCTCCTTGGGCCAGAACGACCGGATGACGATCGCGCCCATGGCGTCGGTCCCCACCTGTGACGCATCCCCGCCACCGGCTGACTGGACCGCGTACCACGCCCGCGTCGCGACGGTCGCTGCCACGTCGGCGATGTCGTCGGGGATGGCCGCCGGTCCGGCCGTGGCGGTGATGCTGACGGTCGCATAGCCCCGCGGGAACGCGGTGTAGCCACCGGTCGGCAGGTCGCTGATCTCGACCCGCTCGTAGGGCATCCCGGGGCCCGGCACGCCGCGCAGGAAGTAGTCGGTGGATGCGAGTGTCTCCAGTGTGGCCCCGGTCTGTGCGCGCACCTGTAGCTGCGAGATGGCCCGCAGCCCGCCGATGAACTGCCCATCGGCAGTCTCGGTCACGTCGAGCACCCGGCGCCCCTGACCATCGAAGACGTAGGTGGCACTGGTGATCGGGGCGAGTGTGCGCCGCGTCTTGGTCTCGATGAACTGGTTGACGCCATCGCAGACGAGCCCCAGCACCGTGTCATCGGTGGTGTCGCCGATGCCGAGGCGTGTCTTGAGCAGCGATGCCGTCACGTAGGATCCGATGGCGGTGGCCATGTGGTCAGTCTCCGATCTGGGCGGTAGGCGTTCTAGGTCGGCCGGCGGTCATCTCCGGGACATTCCCGGCCATCTGCTGGCGCCAGCGCCGGATGGTCCGGCCATCGCGCCCGAGTGCTTCGCCGATGGCTTCGTCGGTGACCCGCTCGCCCGATGCCCGCAACATCGCTTCGGCCTTGGCGATCATGGCCCGGCGCGCATCCGGCGGGCGCGTGCCGCGCTGCTCGTAGGGCAGCCCAGGGTCCCGGCCGCAGTGACCGCAGGCGGTCGCTGGGTCGGTCGGGTGCCCGCACCAGCCGCAGACGATCATCGCGTCTCGCCCCCGACGGGCAGCATGGTCGTCTCCCACAGGCGCCCGCCACGTCCGGCGGGGTCGGGCCGGGTGACCCATACCGGCAGGTCGGAATCCCAGGGACTGTCGTACCGCTCGTCACCGGGCAGTCCGCCCCACTTGGCGACGTAGGCAGCCGCATTCCGGGGGTAGGTGCGTCCGTTCGCCTCGCGGTATGCGGGATCGTCAAGGGTCCGGGACCCGAGGTGCCGGATGCCGCCGTCATAGGCGACCCACTCGACGCCCGCCAGCCCGCAGCGGTACTGGTAGTCGTCGTCGTCGTAATAGATGGGGTAGAAGGACCAGTCGTCGAACAGTCCGGCGGCTTCGATGCATGCCGCGTTCATCGCACCGTAGGCATTGCGCAGACCCCGATGCGACCCGGTGACGTGGCGCGGGCCGGTGGCCTCCTCCATGACCGCTGCGATGTGGGCGAGGTCACCCGGGCCGAAGCTCAGGTCGGCATTGCACCAGACCCACCACGGCGCCTCGGGCGTCTGGCTGATGCCCGCATTGATGCCACCGGGGTAGCCCAATCCTGTGATCGGTCGGATGTATTCGATGCTCCGGGCCCCCCGCGACTTCCAGCCGGTCAGGCTGTTATCGACGATGACCAGGCGCCCGACCGGGACATCGATGCTGTCGAGCATCCGCTCGACCAGGTCGAAGTCACCGATGATCGGGCAGATGAGGACCGGGATCATCGTCGCTCCACGATGGCGAGCTTGTCGACGGTGTCCACGAGGACCCATTCGGGGTGCGCCACCAGCCACGCATCGACCGTCTCACGGACCTCGAAGCCCCACGACACCGGTACGTCATAGTCATGGAGGAGAAGGTGCCGGCCGACGATCGGTTCCAGCAGGGCAAGGTCACGGATCACGGACGCGGCATCGTGCATCCCGTCGAGGAAGACGACATCCCATCGCCCGACGAGCGTCGGCAGGACATCCTCGAACCGCCCGACATGGACGGTGACCCGGTCGTCGACGTTGTAGCGGATGAGGTTCTGCCGGAAGTCCCCTTCCGTGTCGCGCTGACCCGCGTGCGGGTCGCCGTGATGCCAGTCGACCGCATCCACATGCTCCGCGACGCGGGCCATGACGATGGTCGAGAAGCCGTACCACGATCCGCACTCGAGCACACGCCGGCCTTCGGCATAGCGTTCCAGCACCTCGGCCTCGATGCCGGTGACGCCAGTATGGATGTCGATGGGGTAACTCATAGCGCGGCCACGATGGCGGACGTACTGATGCCCTGCGTATAGGGGATCCACGCGATCTCGATCCCCTGGTCATCGAAGTAGTCCTGCGTGATGCCGACCTGGACGAACCAGTCCCGGCCCGTCGATGGGTGGAAGTCCATGGTCACCGCCATGATGCGGGGGCGGATGCGTTCGACCACGTCGAGCGCGGTACCGTCCGGTTGGTCATTGGGCACGACATCGTCCACGTACCGACACGCACGGAGGACGGCCTCGCGGTCGGCATACGTGATGATGGGCGGGCGCTTGTACGTCGCTGCGAAGCGATCGGTATTGAGGCCGACCACGAGGCGCGGGATCTGTGATCGACAATGTCGCAGGAACTCGACATGCCCACGGTGGAACAGGTCGAAGGTCCCGAGCGTGAGGACGGTATTCATCGCGCAGCCGCCAGCCCCATCCGCTGCGCCTGTCGGCGCTGCTGTCGGGATGGGGTCGACAACTCGCTCTCCATGTGCGCGAGGATCGGTCGCCAGTGTGTCTCGAAGATCAGGTCCGCCCTTCGGGTCGCAGCGCGGTCGAGGGCAGCCTGTCGAGTCGCCGGGTCGCCGCGGTGGTCATACATGTCCATCAGGGCCTCGGTGATCTCGTCGATCAGGGGGAAACCGAATGCGGCGCCCTGTCGCGGATCCCAATCCGGCTGACAGTAGATGCGCCAACCCGCTGGATACCGCCCCGTCTCCGCGTGCCTCGCATCGAAGGCGGGGCCGACGACCTCAGCCTGTGCCGTCCAGTTGGACACGATGACCGGTGTCCCGCACGCCATCGCCTCCCATGGGGCCAGCCCGCAGCCTTCACCACGGCTCGTCGAGAGCAGGACGTCGAACGATGAGTAGATACCGGCCATGTCGGCGTCCGTGTAGAGGTTGCGCTTCATGGCGTATTCGTTCGCGAGCACGAGCCGCCGGACGTCGACGCCCATCCGCTCGAACATGACGGCCAAGTCGATACCGCCAGGACCACGGTTCAGGGCGTGGACATAGACCCACACATCAGGATGCCGACGCTGCATCGCGCCGATCGCAACGGCCATGTTCGAGAACCCCTTGCGGTCGTAGGTCGCCGTGTACGTGTTGGCGGCGACTATCCCGACCAGGTAGGCATCATCGGGAATGCCCGCGTTCGCGCGGAACGCGGCACCCGTGGAGGGCAGGTGGTCACGCGGGACGAAGACCTCATCGATCGCATGGGGCGCATAGAGGACCGGGAACGGGCGCTCGATGACGCCCTTCTCGACCAGTTTCTCCGATGCCATGACCAACTGGTCGCGACCGTATTCGGCCATGGCGATGGCGGTGTGCTGGGATACCCACGGCAGGATGGTCGGAGGGACCGGGTTGTGGTCGACCGGTACCCACCCGGCCACTCGCGGGATGTCGTGGAACGGGTCCTGCATACCCTCGGTGTAGACCCATGCGTCATACAGGACGATGGTCCAGTCGGGCCGGATCTGCGCGATGTCCTCGCGGATGATGTCGCGGCTGTATCGGTCCGTCGTCGAGCCATGGACCCTGGCGCCGTTCCATTCGCCCGACGAACTGCCGTCATTCGCGGAGAACTCGACATCGATGCCGGCCGAGAGCAGCCGCGCCCCGACCTGCCGCGTCTGTGACCCGTAGCCCGATGGCCGGGCTGGATGATTGCTGATCCAGAGGAGTTTCATCTGACCTCCCGAGCGAGGGGCGGGTCCAGGGCGGGGGTGCTCGGCCGCCCGCCCTGGACCACCTAAGACGGGATTACGAGCCGGCCGAGACGAGGTACGCGATCGCCGCCGAATCCGGGACCGTGCCGCCCGCCCGGTAGACCGAGCGAAGTGCGACCTCGTCGAGGTTGAAGTGGAACTCGGTCGAGATGGCCACGCGGAGCGGGACTTCCTTGACCACGTAGGCCGATGCGTCCCCGAACAGGACCGACTTGGTAGCCGATGCCGGGGCGGCGAGGTTCGGATCCTCATACACCGGATTGCCGTCGAAGGTCGGCGCCATGCCCGGGCCGATGGCGGGCTGGAAGAAGTAGGCACCCTGCTGGTCCCGGAACTTGCGCACCTTGCGGATCGCCCCGTTCGCCATCACGTAGACCCCGACCTGTCGGTACGGGACGGCGCGCCCGTACTTGAGGTCGATCAGGTCTTCGTAGCCGAAGAACGTGTTGGCCGCGGTACCGAGACCACCGGCGCCGGTAGCGGTGCCACCGTTGGATGCCGCGGCAACGACTGCCGTGGTGGCAGCGTTGCCGAATGCCAGGCCGAGGGCACGACCCTGCGACTTGGCGATGAGCCCGAGAAGTCCGATGACCTCATCCTCCTCGGCCTCTGCGCTCACATAGCTCAGTGCCTTGTAGGAGATCGGGGTCGCGGTACCGCCACCGAGCGTCGCGTCGGACGGGGTGATGGCCGTTCCCTCGCCCGGGCTGTAGGTCGTGACGTCTACCGTCAGGTTCGGGATGACGAGCGGCCGGCCGTTCGTGGCCGGGATGATCGTGGCGAGCTCCCGCCACGGAGATGCCGTTCGCGCATAGACCGCGACCGACGTGGAGAAGTCGTTCATGTACAGGGCTGCCGCGTCCGAGAAGTTCGCGATCGATCGCGTCTCGTTGCGGATGGCCTCGTAGTCGAACGGCAGGTCGAGGATGATCGCGTCGTCCTCGCGGATCTTGAACCCCGAACGGAGGCCGCTCTGGACCCTCTGGACCTCGGTCCAGATGCGCTGCTTGTCGCCGGTGGCTGCGCCCGATGTCGTCTGTGCGACGGCATCCTGGATCTGCGCCCGAGCTTCATGCGCGGCTCGCGCATCCGTCTCGAGCTTGGTCAGCTTGGCGATCCGATCGGTCGCCCTCTCGCTCGCCGTGATGGCGCGATCGAATGCCTCGTCCTCCTCTGCCGTGGTCGACCGGCTCTCGGTCGCGGCGAGGTCGAGGATGTCCCGGGCGTCCTTCTCGGCCTTGCGATAGGCCTCGAACTCCCGATCGATGTATTCCTGGTTGCTCATGGTCGAGCACGCTCCTTTCGAGCATTGCCCGGCCCCTTGACGTGGTGGCCTCGGTGGTGGCGCCTTGGGCGCTCCGGGCGAGGCTCCGGGGTATCGGCCGGATATGGGGTATCACCCAGCGAGACGCGACAACCGCTCTCGCATATGGGCCAGCTTGTGCGCGGCCTCCGCATCGATGACCGGTGCATCGGTGTGCGCGTTGACTGTCGAGACGATCAGGTCCCGTTGGGCAGGGGTGAGTCGGGCATCGGGCGCACGGAGCGCGGTAAATGCATCGGTGAGTTCGTCGGGGTCGACGCCCGCCTCATCGGCGAGCATCCGCACCGCGGCGGTGGTGTCGGGGTAGGCAGGGATGTCGGTGAAGCTGATCTCCGGGCCGAGGCGGGCCTCCGATACCCGGCGCACATGGGCCTTGGTCCCGTCCGGCAGCGTCTCCAGGGGGTATTCCCCGCCCTTGGCGTTATCGCGGACGGACATGAACCGGACGGACATCCCGTCTATGTCGCGTCGATCCAGCGCGGTCCACACGGACCGGCCCCATTCGCTGTCCGGCAGGCTGCCCGATGAGTGCAGACCGAAGTCCCGGACCTCGAGGGTCATCGTGCGGGCCTTGGTGCGGGCCAGTGGCAGACTCAACATGTTGTGTTGGTATCTGAGCGTCACGTCGGGATCCGCATTGACGGTCCGGGTGTATGACCCTGGCTCGAAGATCTCGATGAACGGCCGCCCCCGGTTCAGGTCGGGGAAGCGCAACGGCAGCGACGGGCGGTCGAACACGGCCGCGTAGCCCTCGAACAACAGTGTCCCGTCATCGGCGCGGGACGCCCGCATCTCGTGATCCGCGTCCGGCCACATCTCGGCCGTGCGCACCTCATACATCGTCATGCTGCATCCTCCTGCGTCGTCCCCAGGGGGACCATCTGTGACTGGACATGGATACTGTCGCCACCGGCGATCGGCGGGAGATCCTCGAGGGCTCTCGGGACGTTGGGCTCCAACCATGGCCCTCCGACCGCAAGGCTGTAGGCCTCGTATCGCGTCTTGATGTCTGCGCGCTCCAGCGATCGCAGATCCATCGCGAAGCGGGCTGTCGCTCCCGTCCCCTCGAGGCGCTCGGGCACGCTCACGAGTCGGCTGTATTGCGCGGCGATCCGGCTGACCCATGGGGCGATGTTGAACTTCGCGAACTCGAGTGACCGCTGTTCCACGCTGCTATAGCTCGAAGCACCGGGCTCCTGACTGCCCACCAGATGCGGCGGGACTCCGAACAGGCGCGCGATGTCCTCCACGCTGAACTTGCGCGACTCGAGGAACTGCGCCTGGTCGTTGTTCACGCCGAGCCCAGTCACGAGCTTCGCGCCCCCGGTCACGACGCCGATCCGGTGGGCGTTGCGCGTCCCGGAGTAGAGCCCCTCCAATCCCTCGCGAAGGTCATCGCGCTGTGCAGACGTCAGCGCCCCGGGGACCTCGACACCGAGCGCCATCGTCGCGCCCTGGCCGAAGAACCGAGCGGCGAACTCCTCGGTCCCGAGTGCCAATCCGACCGCCTGACGTGCTTCCTCGATGGGCGACAGGCCACGCAACCTGCCTGCCGGCCGGTACCAGGAGATGTGGAGCATCCGGTCCGGGCCGACCGTCTCGACGACCCGGCCGTACTGGTCCAGGATGTCGTACAGGGGACCGCGCCTGACGTTGACGTGGCGCGGGTCGAGCACCTCGAGGTATCCACGTCCGACGATACCGTCCAGCGGGTGGATGCCATCGGGCACGAAGGTGAACGAGTCGCCCTCCAACGCCATCGCCCCGACGACCTGCGAGAAGTGTTCGACATCAGTGATGGAGGGGTCGGCCGGGGTTGGGGAGGTCAGCCATTGCGGCCGTTGGAACTCGGTGAACCGCTGCCCGCCGATGCTGATGACGACATCCTTGGACAGCGTGGAGATCACGTCAGTGAGCAGCTTCACGCACCGCAGGACGACCGTCACGCGCGTGGATGACGTCGCACTGACCCGCTGACCACTGACGGTCGAACGACCGAAGTCGTCGCGGAAGAAATCGTCTTCGGTCAGGGCGGCACGGACCGCCGGTGCGAACATGCCCATCAGGTGGTCCTCCGGGTAAGGGACAGGAACGCCACGAGGGACAGGATGCCGAGCACGAACCACGGGGCGCGGGGATCGATCAACAGCGCGCAGCCGACCGACAGGAAGACTGCTGCGGCGATGAGCCATGCACCCTCCACGCCGAACGCCGATGCGATCGACAGGATCAGCGACCGGACGGCGAGGGCAGACCGTTTCACAGCGTGAACCCCTGCGGGATGACGGCGTCGACCACCGGTCGCCGTGCCTGGTCGAAGGCCATCATCGCGGCGATCAGGCGGTCGATCTTGCGGGTCGATGACCCGTATTCCTTGGTCGGTCGGGCGCCGCGGTGGTCGACCCTCAGGACGGCATTGGCGACATGGCGTGCCATCGCAGGGTCACCATCGTGGGTCAGGCGCCGCTCCATGACCGCGGCGTAGAACTCCTTCCACGCCGGGACGGTGTTGCCCAGCACGTTCGGCCATTCGACCACCGGCCACCCGCGGTCGGTCCAGTCGGCCAGCTGCGCCCGCCACTCGTGCGGGTCGCAGACGATCCGGGCCACATCATAGGTCCGGAGCGCCGCTGACATCGCCTCATCCACGGCTGCGTTGTCGACGCGCCAGTGGGGGTCGTCGGCCGGGCGCTCCCATGCCGCGACCTGGAACACGTAGGGCTCCGCTTCCACCGTCGCCCCGACGATGGCGGTCGAGTCACCGGTCCATGAACCATCGAAGCCAAGGATCACCGGGCCCGTGACCGCGCGAGGTTCAGCGCAGGCATCCCACGCCCCGGACGGGAAGATGGTCTGCGCGGCCGTGACCCACTCATTGAGGCGCTTGGCACGGAACTCGTGCTCCTGCGTCGGGCCGACGGCCGCGACCAGGTCGGCCGGGTCGAGGATGTCGCCGTAGCCCGGATTGGCAAGGCGCCACGTCTCGGGCTTGCGGTAGTCCGCACCATCGGGCGCCGCCCACCATTCGAAGTAGAACGTCGGGTCGTCGGTCTCGCCCGACGCCACCCGACAGCCGTACTCGAACATCCGGTAGCAGATGGTCTCCCGGCCACCCGACCCGTAGCGGGCACCGGCCGTCGTGATGCCGACCATCAGCGGCTCGGTCCGGGCGCCCATCGCCAGAGCGAAGACGTTCCACAGGTCCTCGTCGATGACGTGGACCTCATCGACCACCGTCAGCGTCGGCGACAGGCCCTCCTTGAGCGGTGCCTCGGCCGACAGGACGCGGAAGACGCTGCCCGTGGCCGGGACCTCGATGGCGTCGCGGTAGAGCTTGGTCTCGGCCATCATCTCAGCATCGAGTTCGATCATCCGCTTTGCCGTGCCGAAGACGAGTCGCGCCTGGTCACGGTCCCCGGCGACCGCGTAGACCTCGGCACCCGCATCCTCGAGCAGGAGGCCGTACAGCCCGACACCGGCGATCACGGCCGTCTTGCCGTTCTTGCGCGGGACGCCGATCAGTCCGAAGCGGTGCTGCCGGCGTCCCGTCCGCGGGTCGCGCGCGAACAGGCGACCGAGCATCCCCTTCTGCCAGTCACGGAGTTCGAGCGGGCTGCCCGCGTGGCCCGCGAATGATTCCTTGGTGATCCGGCACGAGGCCTCGATGAAGTCGGCCACGATGGCACCGTCACCGGCGCGGATGGCGGCTGCTGGCACGGCGGTCATCCAGCGCGGCTCCGGGCGGCTCGGCGGTCGCGCAGTTCCTCGAGCTTGCTGCGCACCTTGACCTCGGCGACGCCCAGCCGACTGCGCGACACGGGGTCGAGCCCCAGCGACGCTAGGCATTCGTCGAGCGCCTTGCCGAGGTCGCGATACATCCGGCCCGTCGTCGCATCGGTCGGGTCGGCGAGCCAGGCACGTCGGGCGAAGGCCACGTCGTCCCACAGCTCGACCGCACGCTGCGTCTTCGCCCGGTCGGTCGGTCCGATCCAGACGTTCCCACCGTCGTCCAGGAGTCGCTGGAGCATGTCCCGGCCATCGGCGAAGCCGGGCGCGGCATCGTCGGCGTGGATGATGGCCGGAAGGGCCGTGATAGGCGTGGGCAACGGGCGCTGGCCGGGGTTGCCCAGGCGGCGCTTCTGCTCGATCGGCTTGGGTGGTCGGCCTGTACGCATATCACCAGGTCACGACTTTCGCAGTGACATGTGCGCGTCTAGGCGCGGGTATAGCAGGGTGATCGTTCCCAGTTTCCGACCGCCCCCCACCCCTGCGACGCCCGTTCTCCAACCGCGCATGACACGATCGACACAGGACCGCGCGCGTCGGATGATCCACCGTCAGGCTGCTCGCGCTCCCGCATCGTGTGCACCATGGCTGCGCCGCCCGGAGGGCTCGCGACTCTGCCGGCCAGTCATCGCCATACAGCGCCCGCCGCGTTGGTCGCGCATTGCGTCGCGCATCCCATGCACGCTGACACGGGGGGCACCGATGAGTACGCGGGGCAGGGCGATATGGGCGACCGCAACCAGCACACGCTCGCAGCATCAGTGCACCCATGCCCGGGGCACGACCAGCACGACCGCCTGCGCACCGCAGCGGCCCTCGATCAGCCAACGCACGAGGAGGGCAATCATCACGCAGGGCTCACCCGGCTACGGGTGATCAGGCCCAGCACCACGGCCGTCAGCGCGAGGATGGCGGCGGTCTGCTCCTGCGACAGTGCGAGGCCGAAGCTCACTGCCAGGACGATGACGGCCTGGACCAGCGCTACGACCATGGCCGGTTCGCGGCCCCACAGTGTTCCCATGTCCTACTCCTCCATGTCCGGGATATCGACCTCGGATACGCCGGGGTCGTCCTCCGGTGGCTCGGGGCGGATGCCCTCCTCGTCGGGGATGCTGTCGGTTAGCTCGTCGGTCACCCTAGTACCTCGTGGGCATGGTGGGGACGATCGCGTACAGCGGCTGGCCGCCGACCGTCCGGTAACTCTGGTAGGCGATGCCGAACTGCCTGTAACTGATGCGGTCGTAGGGCGGCTTCTCGGGGCGCGCCGTGCTGCCGTGATTGGGCTCCAGCGCATAGCCGAGATCCGGCGCGCGCGGGTCCGTGGCATAGCCCAGCAGCGCCGTCATGTGGCGGCCGTAGAATCCCGACAGCTGCGTCTTGCCCGCCTTGCGGAGCGGCGTCGCATAGCCGTTGGGCTTGCCGTTCGCGGTGACGGCGCGGTAGCGGTAGCCGCGCCACTCGGGCCAATGCGAGTACATGACCGCCACCCCGACGACGCCCAGCTTCGATGCGCGCCAGACCTCGAGGGTCGGGCGGTCGCGGACCACCTCGTAGGGCAGGTCATAATGGTCGATGACCTGCTCGACCTCGGCTATGGTCATCCCCCGGCGACGCGGATTGGACCCCGGCCAGGGGTAGCCCGCCGCGCTGGAGATGTCGTCGATGGTCTGCCATGTGCCGGTAGCGCGCCAGACGATCCACTGCAACACGGTCTGCGTGCAGCCGGTGGCTCCGCCGAACGTGGACTCGCTGTCGCGCTGCCCGAACTGGTGCGTGGGCGCGTCCCGACGGGCGAGGATCTCGGCGCGGAGGCGAGGTGAGTAGCGCAGGGTCATCGTCAGTCTCCGAATAGCCAGTCGGTGAAGCCGAACCCCTTGCCGGGGCTCGACGGCAGGTCGGTCGGGAACGATGCCCCGGTGTAGTGGTTGACGGTCCACGGGGTAGACGAGTCGTCGCCGTCGGCAGGGCAGCCATTGGCATACAACCAGTCATAGGACCGACGGATGGCGTCGTCAGACGCCACCCAGATGTCGGTCCCGTTCTCGCGCAGGATGGTAGCGGCCAACGTGACGCCCTGGAGCGCCTCGTGGACGTAGTTCTCACAAGGTGGCGGCCAGCGGAACGAACCGCCGCGTCGCTGGTCGTCGGGGATGACGCCGTCGATGCTGTGGCCGGACTTGGTCGCACCCTTGGGATTGATCCCGACCGGCTTGGACGGATCGGCTTGCCATGACGTGTCGCCATAGCTGAACCCGGCGTACTGCGAGCGGTCGCCGAGGTAGCCGCGCCAGACCTTGACGGCCTTGTCCAGATCGCCAACGTCGCCCAGGTACAGGTCGGCGATGACGCGCGATGCGCCGCACCACGTCCCCCAGTTGTTCGGTCGCTGCTCGTGACAGGCGATAAGGCTCGACGGTCCGCCGCTGGTGGCGACGGTCCGCATCCGGCTGACCCACGAGACGAACGCGGGGTCGCGGTAGCCGATGTAGTCGGCAGCGAGGACGTAGGCCCCAAGCTCGCGCCCAAGCGCCAGCGCCCGCCCGACGCTCGATGACTGGACCTTGGCAAGTGCTGTAAGGACTTTAGACCTCATGGCGGCATCGCCGGTCCGCGCATAGACGAGCGCCTGTGCGAGCACGGTCACGTTGTCCGGGTCGTCCTGGTCGCTGATCGTCGGGCTCGAGGCCGACTGGCTGGCCCGCGACAGCAGTGCCGCCCATGCCGGACCGCTCGTCGGCAGACCCGCCACCTCGGGGCCGATGTAGCCACTAGTAGGCGGTGTCGGCGGCGGGGTCGTCGTCGGCGTGGATGTCGGTGTTGGTGATGGACTGGCCGTGGGGGTGGGGGCAGGCGTCGGGGTGACCGCGATAGTCGGCGTGGGAGTGGGCGATGCCGTCGCTGGTGCGGATGGTGTACCAGTCGAGGCCGGCGAAGTCCCAGTAGCGGACGGGGATGGGGTCGGTGTCAGGCACAGCGGATCCTCCACTCGGCCGCAGTAATCGGCCCACAGGATCGTCAGGGCATCCGGTGGCGGGCTGGCGTAGGCAGCGACGGCGACGGGAGCCGACGCACGCAGCCCGACCGCCGTGGCGAGCACGCTCACCGCGAGCACCGAACCCGTGGCGACCGCGAGCGCATCAGTGCGCCTCATGGGGATCGTCCATCTCGGCGCGGTAGGCCCGCAGGCAGGCCATCGCGTACACATGCGCACCTTCGGCCTCGGCCCAGTTGCCGACGACCGCGTGCATCTGCTCCTCCTCGGCGAACCGGTCGTAGGCCGCCGCGTAGCGGTGGAG